GCGCGAGGGCGCGGAGGGCGTCATACTGGAAACGGGCGACGGCTTTGTGCGGGCGCGCCCGGTCGACGCGCCACAAAACGACGTCCAAGCCGGCATAGTGGCGGCCTTGCGGCCCGGCCAGGGCTTGGCCGTGGGCTTGGAGCAGTGGCGCGACCCCTCTTGGATCGTGGGCGATTCGCGCGACTTGGACGACCACGCGGGCGGCCTTTACGACTTCATCTTTACGTGCCCGCCATACTATGACCTAGAGGTGTACAGCGACGACCCGGCAGATGTAAGCAATGCCCCAACCTATGCCGAGTTCTTGGCCGTATACCGCGAAATCATTGCCAAGGCCGTGGCCAAGCTGAGGGAGGACCGCTTTGCGTGCGTGGTAGTGGGCGAGATCCGCGGCCCAGGCCCTGGCTACTATCGCGGCTTTGTGGCCGACACTATAGCGGCCTTTGAGGATGCCGGCATGCGCCTCTATAACGAGGCCATCCTGGTCACTGCCGTGGGGAGCTTGCCCGTGCGCACGGGCAAGGCGTTCCGGGCAACCCGCAAGATGGGCAAGGCCCATCAGAACGTCCTTGTGTTCGTAAAGGGCGACCCACGGGCCGCGACTGAGGCCGTGGGTCCAGTGGCTGTCGCGGACTTGGGCGAGGGCGTGGAATGATGCATACCATAGGATGCATAAAGCCATGACAGTGAGCGCGCGCAAGGCCGCGGAAATGGCCCAAAGGCGGGCACACGTGGCCCGGCTGTACCTCATAGAAAAGAAGGCCCAGGCCGTCATCGCCCAGGCCCTAGAGGTTAGCCAAAGCACGGTTAGCCGGGACTTGACCGAGCTACAAAAGCAGTGGATCGAATCGGCCCTTGTGGACATCAACGAGGCCAAGGGCAAGGAGTTGGCCCGCATTGATGCCTTGGAACTGGCCTACTGGGACGCTTGGACGCGGAGCCTACAGCCGACCACCAAGAGCACGCAAAAGGCCGTCGAGGGCGGCATAGGGCAAAGCCGCAAGGAGGCCAGCAAAACGACAGAGGAAACCGTGGGCGACCCGCGTTGGCTTGCCGGCGTCCAGTGGTGCATCTCCGAGCGGTGCAAGATACTCGGCCTTTACGCCCCCAAGGCCGTGGCCGGCCAAGAGGACGACGGTGCCTTGCTGATAAGGTTGGATGTGTAGATGGCCGAAATAGCCTTTTCCGACCTTTGCACGTTCACGGCCAAGCAGATGGAGGCCACGGCCACGGCAGACCAAACGCTGTACACCTTGTTCGGCGGGTCGCGCGGGCCGGGAAAAAGCCACTGGATTCGATGGTATCTTGTGCGGAGGCTCCTACACTGGGCCAAGCAAGGCTTGAAGGGCGTGCGGGTTGGGCTGTTCTGCGAGGACTATCCAAGCCTCACAGACCGCCACGTAACCAAAATCAAGACCCAGTTTCCGCCCTGGCTTGGCCGCGTGCGTTCGTCGCGGCTTGATGGCTTTGGCTACTTTCTTCACGAACGCTATGGCGGAGGCGGCATACTGCTCCGCAACCTAGACGACCCAACCAAGTATCAGAGCGTGGAGTTTGCCGGCATAGCCGTCGATGAGCTAACCAAAGACCCGGAATCCACTTTTGATACCTTGCGCGGTTCCCTACGCTGGCCGGGCGTGCACGACCCGTTCTTTATCGCGGCCACTAACCCGAACGGCGAGTATTTCAAGTGGGTCCGGCGCTACTGGATCGAACGCGATTTGCCCGAGCACCTTGCCGGCCACGAGGACGACTTTGCCTATGTGGCGGCCTTGCCCACGGACAACCCGCACCTTGACCCATCATACTGGGAGATGTTGGCCACGCTTACGCCAGCATTGCGAAAGGCTTGGGTCGAGGGCGACTGGTATGTGGGCGTGGAGGGCCTTGTGTATGCCAAGTTTAGCCAGGCCAACGTCCGGGATGTGGGCTTTGTGCCGGGCCGGCCTTACGAAATCGGCATTGACGACGGTTACATAGACCCGCGGGCCGTGGTGTTCGTACAGAAGCAAGGGGCGCATTATGTGGTCTTTGACGAGCTATACCAACGCGAGCACCTAGAGGAAGAAACCGTGCGGAGCATACTGGCCAAGGCGTACCACTGGGCACCACACGCGGCCCTCGCGCCCGAGGACCGGGCCACGGGCCACAAAGACCCCTGGCCGGACGAAATCAAGGAGAACCGCGAGCTTGCGGGTTGGCTTCGGCGTCGTGGCGTGCCCTTGCCCGAGATAGCCGCGGTCGCCCACGAGGCCGCGGCCTTGCGCAAGCGGCTCCGAGCGGCCGATATCCCGGCCCGGAATTGGATGGCCCGCAAGGCCGGAGGCGGCCAAAGCACGCGGAAGGCGGCTATACGCGAAACCCGTGCCCTGGTGCTAGACGGCAAGGGCCACAGAACGCTCTTGGTGCATCCACGATGCAAGGCCCTCTTGGACGAGGTGCTAACCGGCTATAAAAACAAGGAAACCCGCGACGGCTATGCAGACGAGCCGGCAGACGGGAACGACCACGCGGCCCAAGCCTTGGAAAACTGGGTTTGGCTCCGCGGAAGGGCGGCATAATGCCAACACTGCGACAACGATGGCAAGCGGCACGGGCGGCTTGGCAGCAAGGCGGCCAGGGCAAGGCCATTTCGCACCATCCCGAGCTTGCCGACCGCGAGCACGTATACAGTTCGGGCGGCAAAGCCGTCGCCCAGATCTCCGGCGACTTCGAGAGCTATGCCCGCGTGTACGAGGTCTATGCTTGGGTACAAAAGGCCGTTCGCAAGTATGCCGATGCCATTGCTCCCTTGCCCGTGCGGGTTGTGGACGGTGCCGGCAAGGCCATCGAGGCCCATCCAGTGAGCGAGCTTTTGGCATACGTTAACCCGGACACCTCGCCCGTGGACCTATGGAACGCCTATTGCGTGCAAAAGCTCCTTGGAGGCGAAACGTTCCACGAGTTGCGCGACAGCCGGGCCGGCGTGCCCGTGGAACTGTGGCCAAGGCGGCCCGATCTCGTGGATGTGGTGCCCGATGTGGCCGAGCCTCACTTTCCACGTGTGGCCGGCTATGTGTACGACGAACGCGAGGTGCCCTTTGAAAACGTGGTGCACGATAAGTTCTACAACCCACGGCAACCGTTCCGCGGCCTGGCTCCCGCGGGCGCGGTGCGGCAGGGCATTACAATCGACATGTTTGCCCAAGCGTGGAGCAAGGGTTTCTTGCGTGGGGGCGCGCGTCCGGACTGGGCCTTGGTCGCGCCCGAGGGCCTTACCACCACGGAGCGCCAGGACTACTATCAGCGCATAGACGAAAGCCACGCGGGCACGGAAAACGCCCACAAGCCTATCGTGCTCGAAGAGGGCGTAACCGACATCAAAACCTTTAGCTGGTCGCCCGTAGACATCCAGTGGCTTGAACAGCGCAAGTTCTCCCGCGTGGAAGTGGCGGCAGTGTTTGGCGTGCCCGGCGAGATTATGGGTTGGGGCGAGGCCAACACTTACGAGAACATGGATCAAGCGCACCTATGGTTCTGGAAGCTAACCTTGCTCCCGTTCCTTATGGCCCGCGATGCCGCTATTACGGCCTTTTTCTCGCGCGTGCGGCCCTTGCTGGCCCGCTCCGAGCGCGTGGCCACGGACACGTCCAGCGTGGCCGCCCTGCAGGAGAACATAGCCGATAAGGCCGACGCGGCTAAGATTTTTTGGTCGATGGGATACCCGCTCAACCTCATAGACGACCGGATGGGCTTGGGCTTTGGCCCGGTGCCTGGGGGCGATGTGGGCTTTGTGCCCGTGGGCGTTATGTCCATCGAGCAAGCCCAACTCCGGCAAGCTCCGACCAGCTGGCAACCCGGCCAAGGTGAGCCGGCCAACGATGGCGAGGATCCCGGCACGGGCGACGACGACGCAGAGCCGGAAGATGAAGAACTGGCCATCGTTGGGCCACGTGTGGCCGGCCTACTGCCGGCAGTGACCCGGCAAGTGTTCCCGGACTACGGTTCTGCCAGGCACAAAGCCCAGTGGAAAGCCATACAAGGCATCGCCCTCCCTTACGAAAAGGCGATGCGCGAACGCTTGGCCGCGGACTTGGCCAAGCAAGGCGAGGAAACGGGCGCGGCCTTGGCGGCCTATATGGCCCGCGAGGGCACCAAGCAAGACCAAGAACCAAGGATACCCGAGGAAGCAAGCGAGTTCTTCGACGCGGAATACTGGGCGGCTTGGTTTGCGCTCCGCATGGAGCAGTTCTACACGGACATGACGCGGGCCGCGGGCGCGGGCGTGTTGGCCGAAATTGGCGTGGACGTAATCTTTGATCTTACGGACCCGTTCGTGGCCAACGCCTTGAAAGAAATGCGCATGGTGTTCGCGGAGGACATAACCGGCACCACGCTCGAAATGCTGGACGTGGCCTTGCGCGCAATGCTGGCCGAGGCGCAAGAGGAAGGCTGGTCTGCGTTCCAGATGGCCACGGAGTTGGGCAAGCGTACCGATGGCGTCTTTGGCAAGCGGGCCGAGCTTTGGCAATTGGAGCGCATAACCCGGACGGAGATGGGCAAGGCTCGGAGCTTGGGGCGTTGGCAGGGCGCAATGCAATCGGGCGTCCAGCTTGTGAAAACGTGGAGCGCGGCTATGGACGAGCGCACGCGCGATAACCATAGGAACGCCCACGACAACTATCAAAACACGCCTATACCCGCGGACCAACCTTTTAGCGTGGGCGATACCACGATGCAGGCGCCTCGAATGTCGGGCGTGCCGGCAGAGGACATCAATTGTAGATGTGAGGCCATTTTCGCGCCAGCTATCCTATTCGCGGCCAGCTGGCAAAGGAGGATTCTTGAGAAAGCCACAGTTGGGGCATAATAGCCTCGTACACAAGCAATTCACCATCACGCGGGAGCCGGCCACGGGCCGCGTAACCGTGAGCACGCCCGGCCTCGACCGCCACAAGGACCGCGTGCACATCGGCCAGTTCGACATCGGCCAGTATAGGCGAAACCCGGTTTTGCTATGGGGGCACAATTACGCGGACCCCTATGCCGTGATAGGCCGGGCCAACGAGATCGAGCAAACCGGCACGGCCCTTTCCTTGGTGCCACAGTGGCGCGACATCGCCAACGATGCCGACCCTATGAACATCATCAAGCTACTTTGGGACACCGAAATGGTCCGGGCCTTTAGCATAGGTTTCCGCCCGGAGGAATGGACGGAAAACACGGAAGGCGGCTTGGATTACACTGCCGGCGAGATCCTAGAGGTGAGCTTGGTGCCCGTGGGCGCAAACGCGGACGCCTTGCGCGCAATGGCCAAGGGCATCGGCCCGGCGTGGCTGTTCGAGGATATGCCGCCACAGTTCAAGCCGTGGGGCGCGGCCTTTGGGCCGGGCACGGCCAACCTTACGGACGCCGAGCGCAAGCAAGCCTTCCTCGACGCCTTGCTGTCCAACACTGCCGGCCAGCACACGCACGGCCTCACGATTGACAGTGATACGGCCACGTATGGCCCGCAAAGCACCACGAGCGACGACCCCTTTGTGTGGCACACTTGGCCAGCTTGGCCGGCCAACAGTCCGAACCTTGTTTTGCGCGAGATGGAGGCCGATACCGAGCCGCCTATGGCGTGGGTAAGGCGGCTCACTGTGGAAACCAACTTGGGCCGCCACACGTGCCTCGCCTCGTTTTATGGTTATGAAGTGCACGTGCCGGAGGATGCCCTTACGCTGGACTTGAACGAGGACGGCGACATTGTAGAGGTGCCCCATCCGGACGCGGGCAAAACGTACAGCCGGCGAGAGGTTGCCTTTGTGCCGCCCGTGCCGTTCCACAATGAGAAATGGGGTTGGGACGATGCCGTGTACAGCATTTCGGCCAAGGCCACAACCGACGAGGCCCTTGTGGATGAGGACGACTGGGAAGTGATCGACCTTTCGCCCGTTTTGCTGGCATTGCCACGCGGCCCGGAGCCGGAAAAGGCTTTTGGCCACGAGGTTGGCCGGCTTTGTGTAAGTGGTATGACCGCCCTCGGCCAGAAGTTGGCCAGGCGGATACGTGGGCCTACAGTTGGCCCGGTGCGGCGTCTGCAAGTGGAGGAGCTCGACGCGCCACACGTGGACGGCACGGGCCGGGACGAACTGGAACGGGCCTTTGCAACGTTGACCCAAGAATTGGCGGACTGGTTCCGCCCAACCGGGCGCAATGCGCCCCAAGGAGACGAATAGTGTCAGAGGAATACACCATCAACGACGCCACGCGCGCGATTCTGGAGCTTACGCGATGGCTCAAGGGCAATCCGCCCCAGGATGCGACCGTGGACTGGGAAAAGGTGCAAGCCCACTTCGAGCCGCAAGTGGAGGCCCTTGTGGCCGCGCGCGTCAAGGCCGAAATGGACCGGCAACCCGTAAGGGGCGAACCCATCGGTGCACACGTGCCGGGCGATGGCGTGGCCGAACTGCTCAAGGGAAACCGCTATGCGCGCGCGGTGCGGCACATGCGCGAGGACGGCTTTTATCGCGATGGCGGGCAAATCGTCAAGGACGTGGACTTGTACATTGCGCGCAATATGCTCGCGGCCCAGTGGCGCATCAAGCAACTCGACCAGCGCATGAACGGCGACGAACACGTGCGCAAGCCGAGCGACGACTTGGACAACGCCCTAAAGGCTTTGACCAGCACGGGCAGCGCAACGGGCGACGAGCTTGTGCCGGAGGACTTGGCGGCCACGCTTTGGGAGGACTTCTTTTTGGCCTCGCGGGTTGCCGGCGTGATTACGAACATCCCCATGCCCACGGACCCGTTCAATGTGCCGCTTGGGCTTGGTGCCATCACGTGGCGCAAGGGCACGGAGACGCAAGCCACCACGGCCAGCACTCCGGCCACGGCCAAGGTAACGCTCACCACGACCGAGCAGGTCACCGAACAAGTATGGAGCTACACCTTGTCCGAGGACGCGGCCATTGCGATGGCTCCGGCCTTGCGGGCACGCTTGGCCCAGTCGGGCGCGGAACAGATCGATTATTGCGCGCTCAACTTCGACAGCACGGCCACGGCCACGGGCAACGTGAACAGCGACGACGCGGCTCCGGCCAGCGATGCCTCCTACTTGAGCGATGGCCAAGACGGCATCCGGCATCAGTGGATTGTGGACAACACGAACCAAACCGTGGACGCGGGAGGCGATGCCCTGGCCGACGCCGACCTACTGGGCGCGTTCGCCAAGATGGGCAAGTATGCCGTGGACCCGAACCGGTGCGTGTTGGTTTGCGACGTGCAAACCTACTTGAAGGGATTCCTGGACCTGGACAATGTGATCGGGTTGGACAAGTTTGGCCCGAGCACGCCCATCTTGACCGGCCAGCTGGCCGCCTATCGCGGCTTCCCCATCATCATCAGCGCAAGCCACGGCCTGGCTATGGCAGACGGCAAGCTGTCCGCCACGGCCAGCAATAACACGCTTGGTTCGCTCAGCGTGTGGAACCGCGATATGTGGTATATGGGCTTCCGGCGTCAAGTGTTGGTAGAAGTGGATCGGGACATCCAGCGGCGGGTCTATCTGATGGTTACCTCGTTCCGCGAGGCAGTGGGCGCGCACGGCACACGGTCCAGCAACACGCACACGGCAGGCGTTATCAATATCCTCGTATAGCCGCAAGGCTAACCGGGAGCCGGGCCGCCCACGTGGCGGCCCAAAGGAGCGTCCTATGAGGAAACCGAACCGGCACGTGTTGGCCTTGCTGGCCTTGCTGGCCTTGCTGGCCCTTACGGGTTGCCAGTGGGCGGAAGATGCCCAGGCCACGCGGGAGGCCAGTGTCGCGCCCGAGGATGTGGACGGCGCGCGGGCCGCGGCCCTGGCAGAACTCGAGCTTGGTGCCGGCAACACGACAGAAATAGCGGGCCAGGAAGGGCCGGCCTACACGATTATCGTCATCACCAAGGGCGAAAGCGTGCTATGGTCGCCACACGTGGCCGATAGCAGTGGCGAGGCCGGCTTGCAATCCGTGGCCGGCTTGGCCGAGGATGGGCCGGCTATGCGGCTATACGTACACGAGGGCAAGCTGGTCATAGAAATGGAGGATCTACAACCGTGAAAACCAAACTTCGCGCGGGCTTTGTTCTGCTGGCCTTGCTGGCCTTGCTGGCCGGATGCCGCAAAACGCCCACGCCAGAACCTACTTTCGATCTTGGCGACATCGGGAGCCGGGCCGGCTCGCCACGCGAGCGCATCTGTATCAGTTGCGCGGACGACAGCTATATGCGCCACGCTGGCACGCTGTACTTCTATAGCGACAACCTTGCCACGCAGACCTTGGCCTTGGGCGGGTCCAGTGGCGATGTTACGCTGGCCACGGGCGACTTGGCCCTTACAGCCGGAGATCTCACGCTGGCCGCGGGCGATACCACACTTACAGCGGGCAACCTTGTCGTCACTGCCGGCGATGCCACGGTTACAGCGGGCGACCTTACCATGACGGCCGGCGACATCGACCTTACAGCCGGCAACATCACAGCGGCCATCGGCGTCGAGCACCTTATGTTCCCGACCGTGGCCAGCACAAGCATCACCTATACAGCCGCGGCAGGAGGCACGGGCGCGGCCTTCACTGTGGGCGATGGCGAGATCTGGCTCGTCCACGCGGTTTTCGCGCAAATCACCACGGATTTCGATTGCACGGGCGACGATGCTACGCTGGTCGTCGGTGACGGCAACGATGCCGATGGCTTCCTTGTGCTGGCCGATGCCGAGCTACAGACCAGCGACACCGAGGGCACGGGTTGGGCCGCGGGTTGGCAAGGGCAAGTCCCGGCCACGCAGGGCGCTTACCTCGATGCCGCGGCAGGAGGCCGGGCCTTCGTCTACGCCCCAAGCGGTGCCGATGAAACCATAGATTGGCTCGTGGACGAGGCCAGCGGTGAAACGCTGTCGGCCGGAGCCGCGACCATCTACATCGTCTATACCCGCATCCAGTAGGCCGGCACACTAGGAGGCACCTATGCGAACAAAACGATGGCCGGCTTTGGCGCTAACCTTGGCCCTGGTGCTATGCCTTGGCGTGGCATGCCGGCAGACGCCCGAGCCGACCGTAGACTTGGGCGACATAGGGAGCCGGGCCAACTCCCCACGGGAACGCATCTGCATCAACTGTTCCGACGACAGCTATATGCGGCACGGAGGTCGCCTACAGTTCTACAGCGACAACCTTGCCACGGAAACGCTACGCCTGGACGGTGCCCTTGGCCGGCTTGGCGTGTACAGTGGCGGCACGGAAACGGCCCGCCTGGGCGGCACGGATGCGCTCCAGCTGTATGGCGACGGAACCGTGTGGGAAGATTTGCGCGTGCCCTTGGAGCGTGGCAAAACAGCCGGCTCCAACGTGCCAACCTATGAGCAGTGGGCCGACGATGGCAATTCCAGTTCGGGCGTGTATGCCTACTCGTTCGATGATGATGACGAAATATGGCTAACCGTGCAGATGCCCCACGGCTGGAAAACGGCCAGCACGATCTATCCTCACGTCCACTGGATGGCCGAGGGCGATGCGTCGACCAAGAACGTGGGCTTGGGCCTTGAGTACATCTGGTCCAGCATAGGCGAAACCATCACCACCACCACTATCGTCACGCGCAACGTGGCCGGCGACACGGCCTACAATCACGAGATAACCGGGCTTCCGGCCTCGGGCATAGCCGGCACGGGCGAGGGCCTATCCAGCATCTTGGCCGTGCGGCTATACCGCGAGGCCGCGGCATCAGACAACTACACGGGCGGCATCTACATCCTAGAGTTCGATGTGCATTATGAGATCGACGCTTTGGGGAGCCGCGAAATCACAACAAAGTAGGCCGGCCCAGTTGGGCGGCCACACGTGGCCACGGGCCACAAAGGAGAATCAGAAGTGGTAGAACTGGCAGCAAACAAAAGCAACGTTATCGCCATCCCGTTCTATATTGCGAACGCGGCGGCATCACAGAGCGCGGTCGTGCTCAGTATGCCGGGCGAGGCCACGGCCACGGATATGGGGCAGATGCCCATCCCGTGGGCCGGCTCCATCGTGGGCTTGAGCGTGGCCGTGGAGGCCGCGCGTACAGCCGGCACCTTGACGCTCAACCCAACCATCAACGGCACGGCCACGGCGCAAAGCGTGGTCATTGACGACGACCCCACCACGTATAACACGGCCCAGTATGCCCGCGGTGCCTATCCCATCACAGCCGGCCAGCGGGTTGGCATGAAGATGACCACAGATGCCGACTGGGCCGCGGGCACCACGCCTTCGGTCGTGGGTTGGGTTTTCGTGCACATCGAGGAAATGTAAGCGTGGCGAGCAAGCTCGTAACCTTGCGGGCGTTGGCCAACTATACCAACGCCCAAGAGCACTATCCGGAGGGCCACGAGTTCGACACGGACGAGGAACACGCGGCCTGGCTGATGCGGGACGCGCCAGGATGCTTTGAGCAGATCAAGCCAAAGCCGGCCCGCAAGCGCGCGACGCGCAACACGGCCATCAAGGCCGAGGACACGATAACCAAGTAGGCCGGGGCGGCCCACTGTGGCCGCCCGGCACAAGGAGAAACCTATGCAGAGCGAACTTTCTATGCGCGGGAGCCTGGGCGTAAAGCACAACCGGGCAAAGCGCTCCACGAACGCGGCCTTGTGGCGACTGCAGAACTACAGCCGGCCCGCGTTCCTCCTGGGTTGGGCAAAGCACCACACGGCCCGGCTCGTTTCCGCGTGGACCGGCCATCCGGTGCTCTTGGGCGCATTGCGCGCCCGGTTCATCGGCTATGATGGCCAAGTGGTGGATCTCGGCTTGGCCGGCTATCGCGTGGTGACCACGGCCTTTGTGAACGAGATGGTGGACCAGTTGCAAGCGGAAGACAGCACCTGGGGCGATTTCAAGTATCACGATTCGGGCGTGGGCACCACTGCCGAGGCCGTGGGCGACACCGATATGGAAACCACGGACGGCGAAAGCCGCGCAACCGGCACGCAAACCGAGGGCGCGAGCGCCAACATCTATAAAAGCGTCGGCACCATCAGCTATACCACCACCAAAGCCATCACGGAGCATGGCGTGTTCAATGCCAGCACCTCCGGCGAGCTTATGGACCGCACAGTGTTTTCGGCGGTCAACGTGGTGAACGGCGATAGCATCGAATTCACCTATGAGCTAACCGTTTCGGCCGGGAGCTAAACTATGCCGGGCTTGGGGCGCGTCGTTTCAAGGCGTGCGGCCTTACATCCAACGTTGCCGGCCATCGAGTTCGACTATGATGGCCGGCATTACGAGTTCGACCAGGCCCTTGCCAACCGTTCGGAAAGCCAGGTACAGCGCACCATCGACCGGGCCATTTCCAACGCAGGCGACGAGGGGCGGCTTTGGGTTACGTGCCACAAGAACCGCGACGATACTTGGGCGTTCTACGTGAGCGATACTGGGCCTATAGCCGCGGACCACGTTTGGCCGGAGGACTGGACCGACGAGGAAAAGGGCCTATAGAGGCCGCAAAGGTGCCGCATGGCTGAAATCTGCAATCTGGAACTGGAATCCGATCTTTCGGAGTTTTCCTCAACCGTAACCGATGGAGGCGACCTATACTGGGCGTCTGCCGCGGCTTTGGGCGGGTCCAGTGGCGGCATGGTTGCCAACGCGGACGACACTACGGCCATATATGGCCGCTACGATTTCACGCAAATCACGAGCGATGCCTACCGATTCCGCTTTTACTTCGACCCAAACGGATACGCGGAGTACGGCATAGGCCAAGTGTTCACGGTTTACGACAACAATAGCGGGCGCATCCAAATCAGCTACACAAGCCGGTCCGGGCCTATCCACGAGCTACGCTTGCGCTACATAGACGATAGCTTTTCGTGGACCTACTTGGGCGGGGCGCAATCTATAACGGACGAGGAACACTACATAGAGGTTCTCGTGGAGTACGCTTCCTCTGCCGTGGCCAGTGACGCGACCATTACGTGGTGGTTCGATGGCGTGCAAAAGCAGACAGATAACACGCTGGACATCTACGATCTAAGCAAGCCGTCCAGCTTCCGCGCGGGCGTCATCTACACGGCCAACACGTGGAATAGCACCTTCTACATTGACGAAATCGTGTTCCGCGACGACGATACCGAAATAGGGGCGCGGAGCACGCAATATACCCAAGGTGCCGCGGGCACGCTTGGCTTGGCCGGCGCAATAGACCGCGAGGCCGCCAAGGTTCTGGCCGGCCAGCTTACGCCCCAAGGTTACGCGGCCAGGGCCATACGGCTCACACGTGGGGGCGTCCTGGCTCCCGCGGGCGCGGTCCTTCGGGCCGTGACGATTCCACGGCAAGCCGGCAGTCTAGGGCCAGCGGGCACGCTTGCGAGAGGCGTGGCCATCCCACGGCAAGCCGGCACAATCGGCCCAAGTGGCGGCCTTCTGAGGATGGCCGGCAAGGCCCTCGCGGGCGCGTTGGCTCCCAGTGGCGCGCCCTCTCGGCACGTGGCAATCCCACGGCAAGCCGGCGTCCTGGTGCCCAGTGGGGCAACCAACAGACAGACGGCTATCCCACGGCAAGCCGGCACAATCGCGCCCAGTGGGGCAACCAACAGGCACACGGCTATCCCACGGCAAGCGGGCACAATCTCGCCCAGTGGAGCCGGCGACCCGGCCTTACGGGCCGCGCGGGCCACAGCTGGCCAAGTGGTGCCCAGTGGGGCGACGGCGCGCCAAACGGCCAAGCCTACAGCCGGCACCTTGTCCCTTGCGGGAGCCTTTGCACGTGTGGCCACGCTGGCCAGGGCCGTGGCCGGGACGCTCGCGCCCAGTGGCGCGCCCAGTCGCAGAACGGCAATCCCGCGGCAGGCCGGCCAGCTTGCTCCAAGTGGGGCGACAGTCAGACAGCCGGGCAAGGCCCTTTCGGGCGCTATGGCTCCAAGCGGTGCGGCCTCTCGCAAAACGGCCAAGCGGCTCGTCGGAACGGTTGGCCTGGCCGGCACGCTGGCCCTTCTGACAGCTGTAACGCTGGCCGGCACGCTGGCCTTGGCCGGCACGGCAGCGGCCTCCCTCCGGGCGGCCAGGACGCTGGCCGGCACGCTTGCCCCCACGGGCGAGCTTACGCGGGCCACGGCCTTGGCCCTGGCCGGCACGCTGGCCCTTACGGGCACCTTACGGATACTCGTGGCGCTCGCGAACCTCGCGGGAGTCCTTGGACTATCCGGGAGCGTGGCCTACGAAAAAGGCGTGTTCCTATACCTCGCGGGAGTCCTTGGACTATCCGGGAGCACTAACCGGGCGGCCAGCTTGCCACGCCAAGCCGGCACACTCGCGCCCAGTGGCGCGGCCACACGTAGAACGGACAAGCGTGGGGCGGGCACCTTGGGCCTTGCCGGCGTCGTGGCCACGTGGCGCTTCGTGCCGCTCGCCTTGGCCGGGATCCTCGGCCTTGCTGGCACCACGAGCCGGCATAGCACCAAGCGGGCCGCGGGCACCATCACGCCCGTGGGCGTGGTCGTGCGGCTTGTGGCCCTTGTGGCCTTCCAGGGCGACCTTGCCCTGGCCGGCCAGCTTGTACGCCAAGGACAGCTTGCCCTTGCCGGCACCTTGCCCTTGGCCGGCCAGCTGGCCCGGAAAACTGCCATTATCCTGGCAGGAACCTTACAGCTTGCCGGCAACCTTGCCCGGCTTGTGGGCCTTGCGCTCGCGGGAGTCCTTGGACTATCTGGCCAGCTGGCCACGCTTCGCACGGCTTTCGTGGTGCTCGCGGGAGTCCTTGGACTATCGGGAGCTATGGCGAGGCGCACGAGCAAGCGGGCCGCGGGCACCTTGCCCTTGGCCGGCACGCTGGCCAGGGGCGTGGCCCTTGCGTTGGCCGGCGTCTTGGGCTTGGCCGGCCAGCTGGACACCACAAGGCTGTTCTTCCTGTCCGTAGGCGGCCAGCTTGTCCTGGCCGGCACGCTGGACCGGCTGTACAGCTACGCCCGAGCGTTCGGCGGCACGGTTGGCATGGCCGGCACACTTACCCGCACCACGGGCTTGGTCCTGGCCGGCACGCTGGCCGTCGCGGGCGGGCTTGTGGTCCAGATGTTCCGGCAGATAGGGCCGACTATACGGGCCGCCTTGACCGGGCCGGAAGTGCGGGCCGGCCAAGAGTTTGAAGCGCCCATAATCCGCTCGGCCAGCAGTGGCGGGCCTACACTGGGCGCATCGGAGGAAACGAAATGATTCGCTTGGAACTGGCAGTGGACGACATTGCCAACATCATGGCCAAGGGTTACACGGTTATCCGGGTCTACACGGACACCGACCCCGCGGGCGGCTTTGCTTCGCTGGACGGAACTGTAACCCTTGTCGAGCACACGACCGGCTATATGTACGTGGACACCGATGGCGATACGGCCACGTATTACAAGGCGGCCTTTTATGGTACATCGCCCGGCGAATCGGCCAAGTCTGCCGTTCAGCAAGGCGGCACGATGGACGCCTATTGTACGGCCAGCGATGTCCGGCAAGAGTTGGCCATCGGCAGCGGCATCAGCAACGTGGGGGCAAAGTGGGACTACTCCCTTTGGAAAATGGCCATCGAGGCGAGCCGCCTAATCGACGCCCAACGCGGGCTTGAGAATAACGCCTACTTGGCCACGGGCGCGGCCTCTGCTCGAGTGCTGGATGGAAACGGGCAGGTATCGCTACGCTTGCCGTGGCCGGCTGTATCGGTTTCCACTGTGGAAGTAGAGGAAACGGACGGCACCTATACCGAATGGGCGGCCACGGACTACTTTACATGGCCGCGCAACACGCTCACGAATCAACCGATATGGCGGCTCGATGTGAACCGCAAGAGCAGCGGAACAAAGCAAGTTTGGACGCGCGGCCAAGACCGCGTTCGCGTGACAGCCGTGTGGGGCGTGAGCGCCACGGTGCCCGCGTTGATAGAGCGCGCGTGCAAGATGCAGACGGCCATCTGGTACAAGATGGCCATGTCGGGCTGGTCCGATACGGGCGGAGCCGTGGACTTTGGCGAGCTTCGTTACCCGCGCAAGATAGACCCAGCAGTGGCGCACCTTGCGCGCCAGGCTCCGCCAAACTGGGCGAGGCTCTAGAGCGTGGCCGACCAACTGGGCACCTATAGCGTAAAGGCCGCGGACGTCGACGCGATGGCCAAGGTTGTGGCAAGGTATCCCGAGCTTGCACGTGCGGTCATGATAGACACCATGACCGAGGCCGTGTACCTTGTGGCCGGCGAGATAATGCGCCTCACGCCACGCAACACGGGCAACCTTATCGGCACCATCGGCGGGCGCGTGGAACAGCTTGGCAGCATAGGGAGCCTGGGCGGAGAAGTGAGCGGCATAGTGGAGGCGGGCGCGGATTACGCCCTGGACGTGGAAATGGGCCTTCCGCCCGGCACATGGATTTCGGACATCGACGCCCTCAAGCGTTGGGCGCACCTCCGGCTTGGCGACGAGGATGCGGCCTATGGCGTAAGGGCGGCCATTTTCAACCGCGGAACGCGGGTACATCCACACGGCCAGCGCGGATACTGGATGTTCGCGCGTGGCTGGAAAAACGCACGTGGGGGCGTGGCCAAGCTGTTCGCCTTGGTGCCCAAGCGTGTGGTGGAAAAGATAGGAGCCTTGTATGGCCGATAGCACGCCCGACGAACTGGACATCTTTATGTCCGCGCTACAGGCGCGATGGGGGACCGTGGAAGGTGTGGGCGCTACGCCAGAACACCCTCCCGAGGGTATAGGCGATCCGCCTATGGTTGTGAGCTACTTTGTGCGTGGCGATGTACGCCCGGCTCCCTTTATCGTCCATACGGTGCACTCGGACTTGATCTTGGCCCGTAACACGCTACACGAGGACGAGGAAGCGGCCCGGCCCTTCATCTTGCGCGGCATCGAGGCCATTGCGGCCGACATCTACATGATGAAGGACAGCGCGCGCACGTGTGAGCATTGTATTGTGCTGGATTACATCGGGCCTGGGCCAATTCGCTGGCAGGGCACGGAGTACTTCGGCGTTCGTTTCGTGTTGGAGGTGAAAATACAACATGCCAACGTCTCGTTCTTCTAAAACAGCGGCCCGGCAGTGGGCACGCTGGACGCCTACGGGCGCGCACTACCAAGCTCCGGGCATTCCTGGGCGCGACCTTTCGCCCGATGAAGTGGATGCCTATGGCCCGGCCACACTGCTCCGGGCCAAGTGTTACACCCTCGTATCCGTGGAAGATGAACCGTGGCCGGGCGATGCGCCCGTGCCAACCAAAGAGGCCGAGCCACAGCCGGCCAAGGAGGAATAGCCTATGGCTGTCGAAGCACTAAAAAAGGTACAGTTCGCAAAGGAAACCTCGCATGGCACGCCAGCGACAGCGGACACCATGCTTGGCTTTATGTGCACCATCCCGGAGGATGACCGGGAAGTGCACGTGCCGCGCGTGGAAATGGGCGTGCGTATGACCGAATACTTGGACGCGGCCATTGTAAAGCGGCTCGTGGCCGATGGTATCGGGCTTGAGGACAGCGATGGGGTCTATTTCGAGGCTTTGCCGGCCTTGTTTAGCACGATCATCGTGGGCAACGTTACGCCCACGGATGCCTCGCCACTGTACACTTGGGAGTTCGCTGTCAACCAAAGCGGCACGGAAAACTTGGACACCATCACCTTGGAGGCCGGCGACGACGCGGGCGGCTATCGGATTCCCTACTGCATCGGCAAAAGTTTCCAGATGTCGGCCGACGTGGATGGGGGCGACGCCAACATGTCGGCGGAGCTTGTGGGCCAGTATGTGGAACTGGTTTCGATGACGGCCGGCCTCAGCTTGCCCACCATGACCTTGCTCCAAGGCAAGCGGTCCCGGCTGTACATTGACGACACCTGGGCCGGCTTGGGGACCACAGAAGTCACGAACACGCTTGTGGGTTGGGAAGTGAACTTTGAAGGGGGCGGCCATCAGAAACACTGGGGATCCGCCAACATGGAGTTCGACGGCCATCAGCAAGGCGAAATCCGCGGCACGTGTGTCCTTACGATGGAGCGCAATGCCAGCACGCGCGCGGAGGAACTGCTATACCGACCGGCCAGTGGCGGCACGGCTATCACCAAGCGCTTCGTGCGGCTAACCAACACAGGCCCAACCTTGGGAGGCGGGAACCATGAGCTAACCTTGGACATGGCGGGCGTGTGGCGCACCTGGGGCAGCATTGCCAGCGCGAACAATGGCAATACTTACGACGTGGCGACCTTGAGCTTTGGCTACGACGGCACGGGCGCGCAAGGCTTCCGGGCCGAGGTTGCGACCAGCGTGGCCAGCATCTAGCCGGCCAAAGCATAGCCGGCCACACGTGGCCGGCCCATACACCAAAAGGAGCATCGAATGTCTGGAAAGAAACTTGCGGTTTTGAAGGCCGTGGGGGCGGTCAACGAGCACAGAACCATCGACTTGGGCGATTTCAATGCGGCCTATGCCGGCAAGGGCCTCACGTTCAATGTGTGGGTTATGCCCACGCGCGAGCACAAAGAGGCATACTTGGCTATTCTAGGTTGGCTGGACGATGCCCACGAGGCCGTCCAAGCCGAGCTTGATGGAATCAAGGACGCGGCGGAAAAGGCCAAGCGCGACACAGAGCTAACCGGCGAAATGATGCGGGAGTACAATGCCAAGCTGGCCCACTGGATGGGCGGCACGTGGCTCGACTGGACAGAAACCGAGGCCGTGGGCGTGTTTGAGGCCCTTTGGGACGACAACCCAACGGCCTGGGAGTGGCTACGCGAGCAGACGACGAAAGCTATGGGCGATTTCCGGAATCAGTTCGTTGGGGGAAACTGACTAGGCGGCTCCTGAGCTATTTTATGGGTTACGCCAAAAAGGCACCCATGCAATGGAGCCGCGTAGAACTGGCCCAGTATCTAAACCAGGCCCTGGGCGTGACCGTGATAACGCCTTGGGGTCTGGGGCAGATACCCGAACAATGGATTGCCCTTGTGCTAGAGGGTGAATCCTTGCGTGCCCAATTGCGGGCGCAAGGGAAGCTCAAGCGATGACGACCGAGCGGCTCAGAATCATACTTGAAACCAAAAAGGCCGGCTCGGGCGATGCCCAAGCAAAGCGTGGCATCGACCAGCTAAAGAAGTCCGTCTTGGCCCTTGGTGCCGCCTTGGGCGTGGCCAAGCTGGCCAAGGGCGCGGCAGAGCTAACCAAGCTCGGAGCCGCGGCAGAACGGCAGAAGGCCAGCTTGGCCGGCTTGGCCTCTAGCGTTGGCCAAAGCGGTGCCAAGATAACGGACGCTATCCAGTCGGCCAGCGACCACACTATCAACCGTATGGACGCGATGGCCGCGGCCAACAAAGCCTTGATGATGGACGTGGCCAAGTCGCCCGATGATTTCGAGCGTTTGACCAAAGTAGCCACGGCCTTGGGCCGGGCGATGGGCCAAGACGCGACGAAATCTATGGATGATTTCGTTACGGCAGCGGCACGCCAGTCCATGATGATAGCGGACAATCTCGGTCTTACGGTATCGGCCACAAAGGCCCAGGAGGCGTATGCCCGGCAGAACAACATAGTAGGCCGGGAGTTAACCGACGTCGAAAAAAAGCAAGCCTTCCTCAATTTGATGTTGACCGAGGGCGAGCGCAAGATGGCCCAAATGGGCGACACCACGCTGGATACTGCCGGCAAAATCGAGCAAGCATCGGCAGCGTGGGACGACACCAAGCTGGCCGCGGGCGAGGCGTTGGCCACACTGGCCGAAACGACCGGGATAATGGATTACCTGTCCGACACGGCCAAGAACGTGACCGCCGATCTAAACACGATGGAGGGCACCACTTGGAACACCAAGGCGGCCTTTGAATCACTGGGCGGCCTTTTCAAGTGGAACAGCACTATGGGCGACGAATACCGCGCATCGTTGGAGCGCCAGGCCCAAGAGGAACAGCGGGCCAACGATGAAAGGCGGGCCTCCATCATAGCCTTTGAGGATTACAGCCGGGCCATAGAGGACGCCCAACAGGCCCAGGACGACGCGGCCTATGCCGCGATGAAGCTACAGCAAGCCGAGGAACTTGCGGCCATCACTGCCGACAATGCCAGCGGGCGCTCGTGGGCACAGTATCAGCAAGCAATGGAGGACACGGCCCGCTCGGAGGACTTGGCGGCCCGCGAGGCCCTAAAGCTCGAACAAGCCACCAAGCAAGCCGCGGAGGCGGCCCAGGCCAGCGCGGAAATGATGTTTAGCCAAAGCATGACGATGACCGACCACCAAAGGCGGGCGGCCCAGTCGGCAGAGCAATACCAAAGCGACCTAGAATCGGCCACGGCAGAGCACGAGCAAAAGATGGCCGACATACGCAAAAAGGGCGCGTCGTGGGTTGAGAAAATCGACGTGGTGGCAGAGGGCAGGCGCCTCGAATCTGCCAAGCGTGGGTTGGAAAAAGCCTTGGCCGCGCGGGAGGCCTTCGACGCCGAAACGACCGAGCTAACCCGCCAACTGAACGCCAAGGAAGTGGAGCAATACCAGGCCACTATAGCCGCCAAGGAAACGCTCTTGGCTAACCACATGGATGGCCGGGTTGTGCACCAAGGGGCGAACGTGGACGCCTTGCTTGCCGAGGAGCAAAGGCGTTATGACCAAGAGATGGCCATGCTACAGCAAAGCCGGGCCGAACAAGAGGCCGAGCAGAACCGGAGCCTTGGCCGGCTTGTGCTACAGCACTTCACGGCCTGGGCACAGATGGAGGGCCTTACAGCTGAGGAAACGCTGAAAATGCAGATGGACATATCGGAAAAGTATGGCCTCATCGAGGCCGATGCCGCGGCACACGTGGCCAGTATGTCCAACGACTGGGCCGGCCAGTTGCGCGTCATGCGTGGCGAAAGCCTTGCTTTTACCTCGGCAGTGAAAAAGCACATCGACAGCATACCAAGCCAAAAGACGGTCACTATCAACTATCGCACCTCGGGCGGCACGGAGGCCGGCGACGAACGGAGGCAAGGCCCGGCCCTTACCCAAGCCACTGGCACAAGCTTCGCGATGGGCGGGCGGACACTTGTGGGCGAGTTTGGTGCCGAGCTTGTGGAGCTTCCGCGCGGTGCCCGCGTGCTATCGGACAGCCAAACGCGCGGAGCCTTGCGTGGGGGCGTGGGCGGCAACGTAACCATCAACGTGACGAACACCATCATAGAGCCGGACCCGGAACGGCTTGTGCGGAGCATCGAACAACACTTGCGGCTAAAGGGTAAAACCCTGCCAAGCCTGGGAGGGTAAGCTATGGCTATCAAAATCTACAGATGGGGAGGCGCATCTTGGACCGACATGACGGCCGATGTGCCCTTGCGCGGCTATCCCGAGCTTGGCATAACGGCCTTGTCGGTGCAAAAAACGCCCTCCAACTGGACCGGCTTGGCCCGGTTTGGCGTAGAGGGCGACAATGCTTGGCTAACCGACCCAGGCGACGAAATCAAGATCGAGGGCAGTCTTAGCCAACCCATCTTTGGCGGCTATGTACAGCGGCGCACCATGTTCCGCAAGGGCGACATGTTTGGCGCGAATTACGATCTAGCCGACTATAACAGCTTGATGGACCGGACAGTGGTGCCGGACTATACCATTGATGCCGGCGATACCGACAGCACAGAAATCACCACGCTTGTGAATACCTACTTGGTGCCGCAAGGCGTAAGCATAGGCCAGATTGATACTGTGCAAGCCTCGCTCGCAGAGGTGCATCTACAATGCACCTTCCGGCAAGCTATGGAAGCAATCTGTGGCCAAGCGGCAGGTGCCATTTTCTTCATCGACCACTTGAAGCAATTCCACTATGCCCAGATACCGCAAGACCTCACGGCACCAAGCTGGACCGGCCTAGACATCTCGGACGATCCGGCTGATTTTGCGAGCGCGGCCATCCCGTACACCACGCTCGCCATGATAGGCGACAATACCCGGCGAGTGGACCGAGTGTACATTGTAGGCGATGGCGTGGAAGGATGGTATGGCTTGCCGTGGGGCGCGTACCAAGCCATCGTCCACGATAGCACGGTCACCACGAGCGCGGCCTTGAACGCCTTGGGGGCGGCCATCACAGCATGGCAAAACCCGCAAACCACGTTCACGGCCACAGTGGACAGCGACAAGCCTTTTACGGCCTATGGCGTGCGGCTCAAGCATAGCATCTTCACATCCGATGCTTTTGATTCCCAGTATGTGAACCGGTGCGATTTGAGCGTGGCCAGCGACGACGGGACCCATGTGGTGTGCCGCATAGAAACGGGCGACCGTTCGCGCGATGGCGGCTTTTCGGGCGGAGGCGGGCAGACCACGCCCGGCGAGCGCGGACCCATCTTTGGCGATGGGAGCACCACCACGGCCATACAACCCGACGACGCCACGGATGCCGGCACGGAGCGGTTCGCGGCCCGCGAGGACCACACGCACGGCTTCGCCACGGGCGCACCCTCGGACATAGGCACAAGCAACGCGGAAGGCTCGGCCTCGAACATGGTGCGGGCGGACCACGTGCACAACCATCCGAGCGGGCTTGGTGCCAACTTGCACCACAACCAAGTTCACGTCCTGGCCACGGCCTCGGCCCTTGGCCCGGACCATACTGTAAGCGGCCTCACTGCCGGCCACGTGTTGCGCGCCACTGGGCCGACCACGGCAGCGTTCCAAGCCATAGTTGCCGGGGATCTCCCCAACTTGGGCGGCACGCCTGCCATCACGTGGGCCAACTCAAACGGAGCCGGGAGCGCGGCCACGTACATCCGGACGGACGCGACCATACGGCTGTTCAACGATAGTTTCACGGCCAGCACTATCACGCCCGACGCGAGCGCGGCCACGGGCTCGGGCGGCTATGCCTCCCGGCGTGACCACGTTCACGCCATAGCTTGCGCGGCACCAGGCACGAACCTGTCCGTAAGCACCACGAACCAAGAGGGCAGCGGCTCGGATTTCGCGCGGGCCTTGCACGTTCACGCTGTAGATAGCTCGGCCAACCCAGGCAACGCGGCCAGCTTGCTGGCCACGGACAGCAATGGCCAACTTCGGCTTCAACGCCTGGGCATAGGCGGAGCAAGCACCACGAGCGACAATAGCATCAAGTTCGCGGACGACGGTTGGGCCGGCTTGCGCTACGATGGGCCACGTGTGCGCTTCGATGAAACCGACGACCAGATAGAGCTTGTGGACGCCGACGTGCAGATAGCCACAGCCGGCAAGGGCCTCCGCCACGTAAGTGGCAACACTGCCGGCCACGTGTGGGTCTGCGACGGCACGCGGGCCTATCCCCAAGCCTTGCAGTATAGCGACCTGCCGGACTTGGGCGGCACGCCAAACCTTACGTTCAGCACGACCAACGCGGAAGGCTCGGCGGCCAGCTTCATCCGGACGAACGCCACGATAGCCTTGTACCATGCAACGAACCTTCCTATGCCCATCGAGGCGACCACCACGGCCAGCACGGGCACGGACAGCAATGCGGCCCGGTTGGACCACGAACACGAGGTGTATACCGCGGCACCTTCGGCCAACCTTACGGTATCGACAACCAACACGGAAGGCACGGGCGACTATCTTGCGCGGGCAGACCACGGCCACGCCATCACCACGAGCGCCAACCCAGGAGCCGCGGCCCAAATCCTGGCCACGGACGGCTCGGGCAACCTTACGATTTCGGGCGCGTTCACGATGAACAGCGGTGCCTATATGGCCGGCAATCTGTACCACGTGGGCGACACAGACACGTACATCAACTATACTGACGACCGGATACGGCTGTACGCGGGAGGCGTTCTTATGATGGACGCCTACGAAAGCACAAGCGACAGCGTAACCTTCCCGACCCAGGTGGCTATGGCGGGCATCTGTAGCCACAGTGGCGACGGCGATACTTACTTTCAATGGTTGGATGACCGATGGAACCTTTATTGTGGGGGCACCTCGATGATAAACGTAACAGAGGCCGCCACTAACACCATCGGCATGGGCGCGCGCGTGTTGATGAACGGCTATGGCCTATACTTGGACGCCGACGACGATAGCTATTTCTGGACCTATGCGGACGATTCCCTTGGGCTGTACCTTGGCGGAACCAACTATTACAAATGGACAGCCTCCAAGATGACAATCGGGAACATCCTAGAGATCCGCACATCGGGCAACGTGGCCGGGGCGGAGGCCGACATAAAGGCCGATGCACAGATGGGCCTCGCGGCAGACCGGAACATAGGCTTGTTCATTGACGACGATGGCAGCGAAACCGGAGAAACCAATTTCGTGGCCATCTTGCACGGCGACGACGATTTTACCAACGCCACGGAGCTTTTCCGCTTCCAGGAAAATGGGCGGGCCGGCTTTGGCACGGCCTCGCCTAACGCTATACTACACCTTGAGCAAACCGATACGGGCGGGAACATCTCGTGCGTGCGCATGGACCAAGACGATACGGACCAAAGCTATTTCAGCTTCCACGGCACGGCCAGCGATGGCGTCAAAACCCGGTCCATCGTATCGGAGGACGATAGCGGGGTCAGTGGCATGACGACAAAAGGCTACGTCAAAATCTACATTGACGATGCCGGCAACCGGGTCACGGACGGCTTTTATTACATGGCGTTCGGGACATTGAACTAGCCGGCCACACGTGGCCGGCCCATACACCAAAGGAGCGCAACCGTGCAAATCATCAGTATCCAGATCATACCAAACCCGGAAGGCGGGCCGCCTCACGTCCAGTGGGTCCACAGCGATGGCGTGGTGCCCGACATCGGCATAGCGGCATGCGATGCCGTAAGGCGTGAGTTCGAGCTACTGGGCCGCAAGATGGCCGCGGAAAAGGCCGTGGAGAAACACTTGGCCGCCCAGGCCCTGGTCGACAAGGGCGAGATCGTGCCGGCAGACGATGAAGGCCGGCCCATAGAAGACGAGCCGGCCAGCAAGCCGGCAGAAAAGGAGGACCAACCCGATGGAACCGACTAGGCTACTGCTTCGCGAGCCGTGGCCCTTGATGGGCATGCACGGGCGCAACCCAACGCAAGGCGGAGGATGGACCGTGCTAACCGTGGAGCACGGCGACAACCCGCACCACACGGGAGGGGGCGACTTCCGCGACGTGCGAGAAAAGGGCCGCGTGCCCATCGTCCGGCTGAACAAGGGTTACGGCAAGGCCGGCACCATCCCCATCCCGGAGCGTTACGACGAGGGGAGCCACAGAGCGGCCAAGTATGTGGAGGCGTCCAAAGGTTGCGATGTGTGGATCGTGGGCAACGAATGGAACACCTCTTGGGAGCGGCCCGAGCGCCCGGACGGCACAAGGCCGCCCATACTGCCGGAACAGTATGCCGCGTACTATAGCCTCGTGTGGGAGCGCATCCACGAGATCCCTGGCCACGAAATGGACATAGTGCTATTCGCGCCCGTGGGTCCGTGGAATCCAGAAACCACGTATCCGGGCAACGAGCGAGGCGACTGGCTCCGCACGTACCAAGACGCACAAGCGGCCACGACCACGCCCATAGATGGCTTCGCGTGGCACGCCTACAGCCGCCAACAGGTGCCGGGCCGGCTATCGAGCCACTTTTACATGACACAACCCGGATGGGGCGACCACCACTGGGAGTTCCGCGTCTTTGAGGATTGGAACCGGGCCACACTGGCCAAGCATCGAGGGGCGTACAAGTTTCTGACCGAGTTCGATGCGAACGAGCCGTGGCTTGACGAAAATCGCGGTTTCTTTGGTGCCGCGGCACAAGAGGTTTTCGTGTGGAACAAGAACCGCGATGCCGGCGACGCGGCTATACAAGCCTTGGTCGCCTATCGTTGGGAGTTTGACAAGTGGTACATCAAGGGCCGGCACAACCTTATCGCGGACTACCATGAGGCCGTGGCGCGCAACCTTACGGCTCCGGCCTACTTGGACCCAACCGTGCCGCCTATCGACCCGCCTCCGCCTCCGCCTCCGGGCAACACGTGGACCCTGCAGGGCACACTAACCGGGCCGGATGGCCAGGCGTACAAGCTGGAAGGGAGCATCATACGTGAAGAAGCCAAGTAGCAGAACCTGGGCCTTGCTGGCCATCTGCGTGGCCGCCTTGTCGTTGGCCGTGGGCCTTTGGCCTTGGCCGGCCAAGGTTGCGGCCATGCCGCCCCCATTGGCCACGCTCGTCAATCCGTCGTTCGAGGGCGGCTTTTCGGTGCGTGGGGGCGCGTCGGAAGTGGAAGTGGCCAACGGTTGGACGGAGGCATACTTGGAGGGCGACCATCCTTGGTGTAAAGCGCCCTGCCACAGGCCAGAATACAAGCCGGAGCAGCAAGAGCACCTCCGCACAGATGGCCAGTACAGCCAACGATGGTTCACCACGTATAGCCGCAATTTCGGCGTCATCTATCAACGTGTGGCCGTTCAGCGTGGCCAGTGGTATGAGTTCAGCTGTAACATGCTTCTAAAAAGCAACCCGCCAGGCGGCCCGGCGATGTTCGTGGGAATCCAGCCGTGGGGCGCGGGCGTGTTCGACAGACAAATGGTTTGGGGCGAGGAAAACCAGGAACAAGACCAGTGGGTGAGGATGCGGGTTGTCGCCCAAGCGTGGGGCGACCACATCGTGGTCGCGGCGGCCTCTAACCCACGCTGGCCAACCAAGGAAGCACAGACCACATACTTGGACCAGTGTGCCCTCACGCTGGTCGAGGATCCCGGCACGCCCGGCCCGTGTGACTGTGAAACAGATTGCCCGTGCCAAGAATGCCCAGGCGTGGACTGTGCCCGCGATTGTCCCGGCAGTGGCGGGCCGGGTTGCACCTATGCGCAAATCCGCCAAGTGATGGAAGAAACGTTGGCCGACTGGCTCCCGGCGCTTCGGCCGACGCTGGACTGGCCGGAGTGGCCCAGATAGGAAGGCGTAATGGCCAGCGGCACCACTGACGAGCATCCAAGCATCCGGATAGAAATGGCCCGCATAGACGAGCGGGTAAAGGCCCTCGAAAAAGAGGATTTGAGCGAGGTTATTGCCGATGTGCGTGTAAAGCTGAGCGAGGTTAGCACGCAACTCCGGGTCACGTGGGCCTTGCTTTTCCTCGTCGTTTCGGCCTTGGTTAGCCTGGCCTTGAGCGTCTGGAAAGGAGGCATCCCGTGAAAATTCGGGAGCGGTTCCACAGAATAGGCGTCGTCTCGCTGGCCGTGGCCATCGTCCTGGGCATGGGTTGGGTGATAGCCATGTCGGCCTTGTCCTTGTTTGCCAACGGCTCCATCTACCACGTAGACCAACCCGTGCCCGTGGTGCACGTGGACCGCAATGCCGGCGAGGTTCTCTTGCGGTATACGCGGTTCTCCCGGCTGTCTATGGCCGGCACCTGTAGCCGCGAGCTACAATGTGAACAGCTGTATCAGTTTGGCGTGCGGCCTTGCCCGCTTGAGGCGGGCGCGTCGTGTTTTACCCTGGCCATGCCACTGCCGGAAGGAGCGACCGGCGAGTGCAAGTATCGGGGCATAGTGGCCTATAGGCCGCTCGGCGTCTTTGGCCCGCGTTTGACCCACTTGTGGGAAAGTGAAACGTTCGTGGCCCACGGGCCACAAGAAAAGGAGTGATCCATGTCGCGTCGTGTTCGGTACTATGTGCTCGTGTTGGGCGTGCCGCTTTTGCTGGCCTTGCTCTTGGCCGGCTGTTCGGCCGATGCCCGGCCCGGCCTGGACTGGGCGGCCAGCTGGCCGACCCTCGTGGGCCTCGTGGCCGGCGTGGCCGGGCGCGCGTTCATCCCGTATCTGCTGGCCGGCTTCAAGGCCGTGAACGCTGAGAAATCCTGGGCCGCGTGGCCGCGCTTCGAGCCACAGTACATCACCACGTTCTTGGCCTCGGCGGTCGGTTACGTGGTTCTGCTGGCCACGGTTATGGGCGCGTTCGAGGCGTTGACCAGCATGGCAGTTCGTGAGGCTATCGCGGTCGGCTATGGCTTGGCCGACCTTACGCGGAAGGCAACCAAGCCGAACCCGCAATAGCAAGGGGCACGCTCCGCCCCTGGTGTGGCCGGCCTACGCCTTGCGCGTGGGCCGGTCTTTTTTGTACGTGCATCCAAGCCGGATATACCTAGATTTTACCTTGGCCAGAATCGGGCCTTTTGCGTGGGGCGCGCGGGCGCGATTTTTGTGCGCTGTATGGAAAGTCAAATCTCTTAGAATCGCGCACAGACGACATAGAGACGTAGCGATGGATGGAAGCGACGGTGCGAGACGTAACACAAGAGACTAGGTGCAAGATAACCTTTCAGATTCGAGGGCAAAAAGTGGGGATCTATGGCCCGCTCACGGGCGGCCACGTGTGGCCGGGCCGCCCGTGATGGGCCTTGGGATAACTTGGGATATACTTGGGATTTACCTTGGCCCACACGTGGCCGGGCCGCGGCCCTACTTGTCCGGCTCGTGCACAAGGCCGGCCTCTACAGCGGCCCGGATTTCCTCGCGTGTGGGCCGGCGCAATTGCTTCGGATAGAACACGAGTTCACCAAAGCCGGCACGCGGGTCCACTGGCTCCACGCGATACCATAGCGTGCGCTGTCTGTACTGCCGGCCTTCCCATCTGCGACGGACGCCCACGATGCGCCCGAGCGGGTTGACGCTCATGGCCCAACGCGCGCTATAATACTTCACTCCCTTGATGGTGCGGCCCGTGGCCTGGATGGTTCGATCCAGGACCACCACAAGGCCGCCTTCCCGGCCCATGCGAATCATCGGTGCCCTTTGGCCTTGGCGTCACTCGTGACCATAAAGACGATCAAGAGCACCAAGAACGCAATGGCGCACAAGGCCCATACTGTGGTCTGGACAAACTCGCGCCACGATTCGCGGGCGTCAAGCTCCGACGTGGCCAACCGGGCCAGCGTGATGGTCATGAGCCGGCTATTGTGCCCTTCGGCCTCTGCGATCTCCAAGATGCTTTTGCCCTTGTACGTTTCGGCAATGGCGTCCGGGATGACCTCGGCCACGCGCGCCTCGGCGTCCTTTTGTTGCGCAATGTAGCCTTCCTTCTGCGTGGCCAACTGGGCCAAGAACAGTTCTTCAGCTGTAGGCCCGGCGTCCTTTGGGTTACAGCCAACCAAGGCCGCCAGGGCGGCCAGCACGACCAGGGCCACGGTTCCGCGGATAAAGGTTGTCTTTTTCATCGGGTCTGCTCCTTTGTGTTGGGCGTGATTCTTCTACTACTACCAAAAGCCGGCCCGGCGTGCTACTGGGCCACGCCTTCGGTAGAAGTAGAAGTGGCGAAATGCTTGTAAAGCATACTGATGTCTGTATACGGTTTGCCTCCGGCAGACTTGCCGAGGGCCTTGCACACTTGGCTTGGGTTGGCCGCTCCGTCCGCCATAGCCGCCTGGACTTGGCCGGCCAAGGGCGAGGCCAGCAAGTTGGCCAGGTATTCGGCCTCCGGGTCGTGCCCGGACAGCCGCTTGGCCTCGGCGGGCGTGCATGCCATCAAAGTCGGGTACTCGAGTTCCATAGGCCCATCGCCACGGACTTGGCGCATGTGGCGTTCCGTGATAAGGGGCGTTTGAATCATCATGTTGGCCCGGCCCGGCATGCGCAGGATGGCCCGGCCTTGCACGTTGATGTCGGCGGCCTCGGGCATCCCCAAGGCCCGGCCCTGGCTCGCCTTTTCCGCGTGGAAGTGCGTGGCCGTGCCAAACTGGGTCGCGGCCCGGCTGTCGATAGTGTTAGCATACCAAACCTGGGCCGCGCACAGGTAGAAGATCCCATACTTGCGCGACCGCCAAAGGGCCGGCATGATGGCATCGCGCACATCTGCGTTCTGCATCAAGGCCGCGGCCTCGTCAATGAGCACGGCCACGGGCGCAAGCCGGTCCTCGGATACGGCATTGTAGCGGGCCAAGCTGTCCACGCCACGGTCGCGGTATACCTCGAAAAGCTCGCTCCGGCGTTCAACTTCGCCAAGCAAGGCCCGCAACACGGCCAAGATGGTCCGCTCATCACGGGCCACGGGATACTTGGCATTGCGCGCGGTTTCAAACGGTGCCAGCGTGACATCCTCCAAGTCGATCAAAACAAGGTCGATGGGGTCCACGCTCATGGCCAGCAGATAGGCAAGCCAACGCATAAGGGCGCTCTTGCCCCAACCCGATGACCCGGCTATGGCCCAGTGTACGAACTTTACAAGGTCACCACGCACCACGCCTTCCGGGCCTATGCCCAAGGGCATGTCCCGATAGGTAATCACTTCGCCCAGTAGTTCCTCCGGGCGGACCAGCGTGGGCAGCGTGGGCGCGTTGTCGGCCTCTAGGAGCGGGCCAGCTGGCCCACGTGGGCCACGTGACCCACCACGGGCTTGAGCAAGGGCCGCAAGTAGCCGGTCCTGCTCGGTATCCAGCTGTTCAAGGTCCAGCCAACCGGGCCGGGCCGGGTCCACTGTGGCCGTCCAGCCGCCACGCAAATCGGGCGCGGCCAGCTGTCGCGTCCGGGCGTGGGCCGCTTGCGTGCGCATGTGCTCCATCTTGACCGCGTGCCTGTCCGCGCGGGCCTTGCGTTGGAACAAGGCATCATAGACCGGCAAGCCGAGGAAGAAAAGCACCACGGCCACGAGCGCCACGCTCAAGAACCGGCCCAGTGTACGCCACGTCCAAAGGCCGGCCCACGCATAGGCGAGCCAAAGCCGGAGGCCCGTGGCGTTCTCGACCAAGAGCAGAAAGGCCAAGGCCGTCAAGGCCAGCACGTCAAAGGCCACAAAGCCCACCATGAGCTTACGATAGTTCGTACGAATCCACGTCATAGTCTGTACCTCCGCGGTCCTTACCAAACGGGAACAGCATCAAGGGCGTGTGAACTGCCGAGCGTGGGGGCGGCCAGTTTGGATCGATTGCTTCATAGAACAGCACAAAGGCGGCCAGCAATGCCCCAAGGCCCAGGCTCACTATCCAAGCCGTGGCCAAGCCGCGGAAGTGCTCCGCGAACCATCGCCCTGGCCGGTCTTGCCAAAGGGCCGCCACGCCATAGACGCACAAGGCCGCGATGCATAGGACCAAGGCAAAGGCTCCACACGTGGCAAGGACGGCGCGCGGGTCGGTGCGCTCCCCTCTGTGGATGATTTCGGTTTGGTCACGCGGCCCAAAGAACCCTCCGCGTCGACGCGGAGCATCTTGCCGGCTTTGCTTTTTAGCCATTGCCATCTCCCATCTATGTGGGCCGGCACGTGCCGGCCAGTCTCGGCGTCAATGCACCAGGGCCATCGGCCGATATACCAGTCATCGTATCCGTTCGCCTTGCAGTGTTCCCACAGCATAACCTCGTCCAAGAGGCGGGCCGCTTGGAGGCCCGTGCTCGCGGCCACAGCCACAAGCACCACGACCAGCCAGGCCGCACGTGCCCGCATGCCGGGCGGATACCACGTAACCCGCGCGGGCTTGCCAGGCCGGCCATAGCGAGGATGGACGTAGAAAAAGACCCACCAAGCCGTTCGCAGTGTTTGGCCTTGCTTGCGTGCCTTACGCTTCATCGGTGCCGGCCTCCTGGTGCCACGTGTGGGCGACCTTTAGGTGCCTCTTGACCGTGCTCGGGCTCGGGAGCTTGTGGCCGTGTTTGGCATAGGCGTCGGCCAAGCCTTGCCGGGTAAGCGTGGCCGCCTCGCCATTCATGCCGGGCAAGATCGTTTCCGTCAATAGCTCCAACGTGCCCGCGGGCCAGCTGGCCGGGTTGCCCAGGTTCTGGTCGGTGCCCTTGGTTGCAGGCGCCTCGTGTTCTGCAGTCGGCTCCGCTTGCGCGGTCTGTGCCTTGCGTGCCGTGAAAAGCCGTCGTTCCTCGATGTACGTGGCCATGCGCATCTCATAGGAGCCAAAGAAAAAGCCCAGTTCCACGAGCGCGCCATAGTAGTCGCACGCCACGGCAAAGCCGGACAAAAGCGGTCCCCAGTTGAGGATAAAAAGCCGCCAAGCCGGGTCAATGGTTAGCCGGCTTGCAAAGGTTACAAGCAGGTTGATGACCGTGCCCACCAAGGACACCACCAGGGCCGAGAAATCCCAAGTGTTGGCCTCCTTGGTGAAAATCTTGCGGAACACCTCGATGGCCGCAAAGGGCGTGTTCAACTCGGCACCAAAGATGATAAGGGCCGAGCCTACGATAACGAGCACACTTTGCACGGGCGCGGGTATAACCTCGATGTCGCTAAAGGCGAACGCGAACACGCCCGTGACGAAAAAGCCTACAGCAGAAACCATGATAGGCACAAGCATGCTCCACATGCGCCAGTCGTTCCACGGTTTGCGCGGTCGCTCCATATAGAATTCCATAGCTTACACCTTCCCTTCAAAGTTATCGATGGCCACACGTGGCGGCCAGAATCGGATAGCAAGGGCCGGCATGCCCTTGCCGGGCGGGCGGCCCAAGTAGGCCACGCAAAAGCCGCGGCGATTGCCGGCCAACGCGATGCCCAGTTTCCAGAACCGGACCCAGTGTATATCTCCGTCCCAGTAGTAAAGCGGCATTATCGCGCTCCTTGCCACGCTGGCCGGCCAGCGAGGCCCACGCCATAGTTCACCACCACGGCCCGGCGCTCCGTTTGGATCGAAAGTGTGCCGCGGATCTCGATGCCCATTCCAAGGCCGGCAAGGCCCAAGGCTCCCGCGCACGCCAACAGAAAACCGATTGCGATTACTACAGCCAAAGACACGTCTCTGCTCCTTTGCCCTAAAAGCCTGGGGGCGGCTCCGTGGGCCACTCGCCATCTTGCCGGCCTACAATGCGCGGGCGCTCGTCGCCCGATACTTGACCGCGGGCCGGTGCCGTGGGCTGAACGCCTGGCCGCGGGCCGGGCCAGCTATCATCTTCCTGGCTGTCCTTGGCCGCCACTGGCTCCGGGTTGGGCGCGGGCGCGTTCCTCGGGCCGTGGTAGATCGGCTCGATGCCCACAATCGCGCGCCACTGGGCCACGCCCAAGGCGGCCACGGTCCACTTGTAATATTCCTCGCGCGGCCTTGGCGGGCTGTCCATCCACGAGGTGTTCGGCTCTTGCAAGTGGAGCGCTTCGGCCGGCGACCAGAATCGAACGCCTTGCGCGCCACGCTTGAGCTTCGGCAACCAGGGCCGACGCGAGGGCCGCCCCCTGGCCGTGATCCAGTTCACGCTCCGGCGTTGGCAAAGGGCCATATAGCTGGCCAGCGTGATATCGACGTCGTTGGCCACATACTCCAAGACCAAATCCTGGGCCGCGCGGGAGCCGGGCGCAAGGGCCAAGCCCTCGATGTCGGCCCGCAAGGCGGCCTCGCCTTCCTCGTCCAGCGTTTCGGGCCACACGTTGCTCCACAGCACGGGCGCGAGCGCCCCATGCATGCCGGCAGTTTTCGAGCCGACGCCCAGGCCCTGGGCGACGCCGACCAGCTTGGCCATATAGCCGGCCTGGCACACTTGCACAAAGCCGGGGTCGTATTGCGTGAGCGCCAACTTGGCCAAGGCCGCGGAGCGGTCCGGGTCACCGATGCCGCGCGCGAGCACCTTGTAATCAAAGCCCAGGCCGTTCCACGTTACGATTTCGTATCCTTGGCTCGCGTGGAGCAGTAGGAAGTCCGCGACCTCTGCCAGCTGGCCGGCGTCCATTTCTGCCGGCAAGGGCCAGTCCTCGAACTGGGATTGTGGGCCTTGGCCAGCGTACCAGACAACCGGATGCGGCACGTCGGACAGCTTGGCCGCACAACACGAGATCCCCACGAAAGGGGCGGCATCCATATCGCCCGAGGGCAAGGGCCGCGTGATTTCAAGATCGAATGCTAACACTTTTCGCACAGTTCACTCCTTGAGAGAATCTAGCCGCCCCAAGCCACACGTGGCGGCCTGGGGCAGCGGCTTGTCTAAAGGCCCGGCGCTATTGCGCGGGCGGCCAGTCTACGGTCACGCCTTCGTCGCCTACTTGGTACGTAAGGCCCAGGTGGTCGCACACGGCCATCACGGCCTCGCCCAAGGTGCCCGCGTAGTCGGTCAACTTGGCCACGCCCAAGGCCGCGGTCGCGTTTGTCGGCGCAATGCCGGCTTGTGCGCAAAAGCGCCCCCAACGATCCAAACCTCCGCCCGGTGCCAAGTCTGCGTTCCACTTGGCCGCTTGCGTGGGGGCGTTCTCTGCCGGCGCATTGCCAGTTTCGTCGCCAGTTTCGCCCGTGGCCGGCACAGAATCGCCCTGTGCGGGCGCGCCAAACTTCTGGCCAAGGCCCGTTTCCTCTAGGCCGTGCCGGGCAATCACCACGGCCTGGGCCTCCGGGCTGAGCGTTCTAAAGCGTAGCACGTCCCAAGCTTCCTTGATGGTTACGTCCTGCTTTTCGGCCTTGGCCCGGCGTGCAAAGCCGGGATAAAGCTCGCGAACCGCGTTTTGCACGTGTGGCCGGCCCTTGTACTCGCCAAGCTCGCCTTCCAGCGCGCGGTCATAAAGGGCCTTCCAGTTGGGCGGCACGGGATGCTTGGGGTCGTCCTTGAGCACCATGCGGCCCTGCACGTGTTCGCCAGCTTGGCCGGCCTTGGCCGCGGCCTTGGCGGCCTGGGGCGTGCCGGCCACAAGCTCGCGCGGGTCCTTGCCGGTGCCCGGTGCGACCTTTTGGCGCGGGCGCGCGGGCCTGGGGTCCTCGTCCAGTGGCGGCAACTCTGGTTCCGGCAAAAGGGCGCTCGATGCCGTAAGGGCCTCGGCCAACACATCGGCCTCCCAGTATGGCACGTCCGGCATTTCGCTCGTCGAGCCGGGCAAGGCCCACGGAGCCACGTCTTCCAAAAGCGGCGTCTCGCCTCGGGCCGGATACCAGTTCCGCCCACGCTTTTCCACTGTCACCCAAGCCTTGGGCACTCGGTACAAGTAGCGGCCCACGCCTATCTTAACAGCGGCCCGCTTGAGCGCGCGGGCCTCTTGGGCCATAAGGCCCTTGTCCTCGCCCGTGCTCGGCTTGCTGAGCCATCCACTGGGCCAACGGGTATACAAGGTCGCCTTGATGCCGCCTTGCATAGCCTCATAGTCCACTGTCCAGCCGGTTGGCCCAAACACTTCGTCCAAGCGGTCCTCCACGGCACGGGCGTCCACATAGCATACCATCATGCCGCGGCCACGGTTGCCTTCCTTGGGCGCGGTTTGCACCTTCCAAAACACGTAATACTCCGGGAAGGGCCGGAGCAGCGCAAGCCGCATTTCGTGTTCCTTGGCGGCCATTTCGTCCGTGAGTTCCAAAAGTTGCGAGTGCTCTACCACAGTTTTCTCCTTGTTTTCTGCAGGGCGGCCCAGGCGTTGGGCCGCCCGGTCAATAGGGCCGCCTCTAGGCGTGCGGCCTTGCGGGCGCGTTTCGGTACATCCACGCGCGGTATAGGCTCACTTCGTCGGCGGCTTGCTCGGCCACGGTGCGGGCCAAGGCCAAGGCTAACGAGGTTTCCAGTTCGGCCACAAGGGCCGCTTGGTATGGGCCGTGTTTCGCCAAGTAGGCGGCCTCGGCGGCCTTGCGGGTTTCCGCGTTTCCCTTGCTGGACAAGGCCGGCTTGGGATCCTCGCCCTCTTGCCCGGCCACGTTGAGCGTATAGCCTTCGCGCACGGCCAAGGCTTTGAGCTTGACAACCAACTGGGCGGCCTGCCGGTGCGCAAACTCCGCGCGGGCCAGCTGTTCGGCGGAGGCTCCCTTGGCCGCGGTGAGGTCGCTCAAGTCGGCCAAGCTGAGGCGCGCGCCATAGGGCACGGGCACGTTCGCGCAAAGCGGGCACGCGGGCGCGTCGTCCATGAGCCAACCGAGCACCTCGGGCGAGCCTACGGGATTCCAAACCGTGCCACCACACGTGGCGCACGTAATGGCCACGGCAAAGGCCACGTCCGGCTCGCCCAGGTTGAGGTCGTCCAAAGTGTGGGCGTCAAAGGCGTAGCCTTCCCACTGTAGCCGGCAACGCGAGGCCGACACGGGCGTGGCCGCGGCCACAAGCTCGGCCACAACCCGCGCGCGCATTTCGCTGTTCCGGGCGTTGATGTCGGCCAAGTAGGCGTCCAGCTGGCCGGCGTCGTTTTCCTTGGGCATAGTGTGGTCCGGCTCGATGCGAGGGTAAAAGCGGTCAAAAAAGCAGAGCGCGGCCAGTTCGGCAAAGGCCAGCGTCTCATGGTGCATATCGGCATGGAGGGCCGCGTATGCTCGGCGGGCACGTTCCGCCACGGTCGTGGGCGGGCTGTATTCGATCTTGGTTTCGAGGGCCGGCTTGGCCGGCGTGGGGTCCTGGTTCATTCGGTCTGCTCCTTTGTTTGGGCGGCCAAGGCCGCCATGCGGGCGTCGTGCAACACGGTTTCTCGTTCTACCACGGGCGTGGCCTCCCATAGAGTGAGCATTCTACGGAACAGCTGAGCGTGATGCAACCCTTCGGCCTTGGCTATGGCCGCAAAACGCCCATGATCTGTTCGGTCAATCCCGATGGTAGTGGGCCTATCCTGGCTCAAAACACCTCCCGGCCAGCTGGCCGCGCGGGCCAGTTGGTTATACTTGGTTATAGGGACGCTATAGCCTATTATAGCACAGTTTGGGCGTTTGTCAAGTCCCTATATAGTGCGGGTTTTGTACGTGCATCCAAAAAACAAAGGCCGGGCCACACGTGGCGGCCCGGCCCAGTGGGTACAGCGTGCCGGTTATGGCTCCTGGGTTGTGTCCAAGTCTTGGAGCACGCCCACCACAGCGTCGCGGCCAGTGGCGTCCGGCTGGTCCAGGCCCATCTTGCCAAGGGCCTTTTCCACAGCGGGCCGGCTATGGTCGTCCTCGGACCACAGCCACACAAAGGCGGCCAGTTCGTTCGGTCCCATTTCCTCGCGCTCGTCGTAAGTGGTGCCCGTATCGTTCAAGTCGGCCAAGGCGTGGGCAAGGGCCAGCAATTCGCCCATCACGGGCGTGTATAGGTGCCCATACTTCTGGCCGGCTTTGGCGTCGGCGTCCTCAAGGCGTACCACGTCCGCGGTCCACATCACCACGGCTTCCATCATGTGCCCGGCAAAGTAGTCCGCGGCCTTGGCCGGGCCGTCCAAGTCAACGATGCCTTGGCGTAAGAGGGCGGAGCTTTGCCAACGCCAACCCTCTGTCTCCAAGAGGGCCGAGCAAACATAGCCGCTCGGCTTGTCGGGCATGCCTTGGCCAACGCCACGGCCCATATACTGAGGGTACAATTCCCAGTGTACGCGGCCACGTGTGGCCAGCGCAAGCCGGGCGCGGATAATAGTGGCCAGCTGTTCGCCCTTGGCCACGCCTTCGGGTATAGCGGTTTCGTCAACGGGCGGGATCTGTGGCTTGTTCATTCGGTGCCTTTCTGTCCGCGGATAAGGCGAACGGTTAGCCGGCCCTCGAGCTTTGCTTGCTCTGGGTCCGGCACGGTTTGGGCCGCGCGTTGGGCGGCCTCGTAAAGCATAGTATCGGTCAACGTTTGGCCGGCCAGCAAGGCGGCCACAAGCTCGGCCTCCCCACTGCACACAACCCAAAGAGGGGCGGCCACGGCAGCGGCCAGGGCCTGGGCCGCGTCGCCCCACGATACGCCAAAGGTTACGCGGCCCGTGGCTTGCTGGCCAAGGGC